CTGTGTCGACCCCTGTGACTAGGGAAGTAAACGAAAGAAGGTCACTCTCTTGGCAACTTGGGAGCCCACTTAACTTGTCGCTTGATACCCGACATTATCTTGGAGAAATAAATATGTTTCGTTCAGTAGATTTGCAAGTTACACCTTCAAAAGTTTTGATTAATTCAAGTGCACTTCAACGTGTACGCGAACTAACTGACATTTGGTTTCTAAACAAGTTCGACATTGTATTTACTGTTAGCGCGAAGTTCGATGTTTCGAGCTACAACGCTGCTATCAATGAGATGCAGATTGAGTTCTTTGGAAAACGTAACACGTTCCAAGCTTACCTGATATCTGACGGTAACACGATGGACTGGTTAAGACACTTCTATGGCGAAGCAGACGAGGACACCTTTCACGGGGTAGTACTCAATTTGTTTCTAAAATTCGTTGAGTTAGTCCATAAGGAGGAGATCTATGCATTAGAGGACCGTTTGCACATAAGAAGACCAACGGTATTATCAAATCCAAAACGAGCAGTTCGCCTGCAAAAGTATTATTCATGGTTAGCTAGCACGGCCGACACGGCCTACCCTATTAGCCCCGCGGATGATAACTTTCCTTTTATTCACTATGATGTGTTGAAATCATTTTCAGGCCATCCTATGAACTCCTCGAACGATGATTTCAGCTCCGTCAATTAGGAGCTAGTATGATTATTTATTTAACCGAACAACAGGCCACCGAGCTTAGACTCGATGTGTATCCTGAGGTGGTTAGATCCTGCTTTTATCTTGGATTTAACTATTCATTCACTCACAAGCTTGTCAACGATCCAACGAGAGTTGCAGAACGCGCGTCTATCCTAGAAATGGCTCGTTCTTTAGGCATGAGCGGCGATTATGTTTTAGCCGTCCGACTACCTGGCGAAATTAAAGATTCTACAGATATAAGGAGTTCACCCGATGATCATCATTAAATTAGTTGACGACCATGGCCGGTCCGACAACTTCATTACGCTTTTGCAAATTAGCCACCTTGAAGCTGATGATGCACTAGTCGAATCGTTGCCTTCAGCTGTTGTTGGCAGCTACGAAATAGGTGTTTTAATTGACGACCTACGCAGAGTTAACATTGGCAGGTTTTGTGTGATGCTCCATCTCCCGGCTCTACGAGCCATTAACATTATAAACAAGGATTATACCATGAACATATTTGACGGCCTTACAGA